AAAGCGAAGAGTCTATTTCAACTTTGAACTTTTGTGGGACAGCAAGCAAATTTAAATTGGAGTTGAACCAATGACGCAAGCAACCATTGTTTATTTCTCAGCAACTGTTTCTTTTATATTTTTATGTGTAGGTGTGATTGCTGGGTGGACAGCAAATGAAAAACTCCATGAATACATGTATCGTATGCAAGAAGACAACATCCACCCAGAAATGTTAGACGGAGACGGTCAATGGATCAACGAAGAACTTTTGTCAGTTCGCTTTGTAGATGAAGACGAATTTGACGATGAATAAATATACTTATGACATCATTTAAGTTATGCAATTATTACTACATGAAGTGCTGCAAAAAGTAAGCAACGCTAAGACTAAGGCACAAAAAATTAAAGTTTTACAGCAATATAATACTCCAGCACTCAGACAAATTCTGATTGCTAACTTTGATGAGAGTGTTATTTCTATGCTCCCAGAAGGTGAGGTTCCTTATGCAGTGAATGATGCACCAGAAGATACTGAGCACACAAAGTTAGTGCATGAGTATCGTAAACTTTATCTCTTCTTTAAAGGTGGTGCTACTGTTTCACAATCCCGCCGCGAGACTCTCTTTATTCAACTGTTAGAGGGTCTCCATAGGGGCGAAGCAGAAGTGCTATGTCTTATGAAAGATAGGAAGATTGGTAAGCGTTGGAAGATCACCAAGCAGTGTGTGGAAGAAGCATTCCCACAAATTCAATGGGGTGGTAGGTCTTGATATGGGGAAAGGTTGTAAAATTATTCATAAAGACTGTGACCCTTCCGTTTCACAAGACAGATCTCTACCCTATACAGCATTCATGATTGAATATGTAGAAGGTGAAACAACTAAATTTGATATTGCTTCTGCTGGAAAACTAGTAGACATCTTTGATGAATACTGGGATAAATATAAAAGCGTCGTTAATATGACACAGACAGAGGGTAGATCTAATCCAAAACTCTGGCAAGATCCAAACAAGAAAAAGAAATGACTGTTCAAGGAATGTGGTGTATCCACTACTGTAAAAAAGATGAGTTGACTAACTGGAAAGTTATGAAACTTGAGAGATCTGATGGAGTATTGGTCTCTGCTAAAAAGCGAGCAGAAGTTCATGGATTCTTGAAGATTCAAGATGCATTTGCGTTTGCTAAAAAAATAGCGGACGAAGGAAAATACTTAGCAGAAGTTAAGAAAGTCAGTGGATTTTATTTTGCTGAGTAAACTGTATCAAATAATAAAGTTGTCAAAGCATACATAATATGGTATAATTACCATACGTTCATCTTATGCTCAGCATCCTGCTGGCATTGACCCTTGCCCATCATGATGACAGCAACCCTTATGGGTGGCATATGTCCTGTGAAAGGTTCCTCCAACGTCGTGTGGAGATTCAAATGGATCCCAACCTAGACCAACGGTCTAAGTGGAGTCTAATTGGGTATCTCAAGACAAAGGTGGAAGGTCAGTGTGAGGGGACGTATACATAAGACGCAAGTAAGTCGCGGAACGGAGCGTTCATCCCATGTTAGAACTATTATTCTATACAACACTCACCTGCTCTCAAACTGATGCTATCATGCTGAAGATTGAGAACAATGCTAATCTTAGTAATTTACTAAAGATTGAGTTAGTTGAGACACTCAAGGACTCAGCGCCAGAATGTGAGTGGTATTGGGACGCACACGACTGAAGGAACGGGGACTAAAAAACCCATCCTTTAGGAGACCTACAATGAACACACTAAACATGATCAGAAAGCAGATCACCAAAGCATCTGCTCTTCACGACGCTCAGATTAGTCACACCACATACCGTGGTGTCGAGTATAATACACGTTGTGTCGAATCAAAGGAGACCCATGGCACATTCTGCTATCGTGGTAAACTTTACACTAAGTGATCAACTTACTTACTTAACGAGAGGGGTTGCGACCCCTCTTTTTTTATGTTATAATAAGTACACCTTACCATAAATATATGGATAGAGAGAAACTAAAACTCATCGTCAGAAACCTTAAGTCTTTAACAGATGTGTTAGAGAGTGAAGTTTATTCTAACATAGAACTTTATGTTCATCCTTGGGACGAACATGTAAACAAGACAAAAGCTAGAGTATTAACCTCAGAGGATGACGATGACGGATATGCAGACTGATTGGCGCTATAGTGATGAACGTATGGACGTAAGAACACGAGGATTAAATATTCTATTGCAGAAGTTTGGTCGTGAAATTTGTTCTGATGGATCACCACGCTATAGTAACCAAAGCATCTATGAATGCGTACACGACTGGGTGTCTCAAGGAAACGTAAGAACAGATGGCATTGTTGCCTATTATAAAGCGTACTATGACCCGACTAAAAGATCAAATTAGATTAGCAAAAAAAGCAATCAAAGAAGGAAAGAAAAATCCTAATTTGTACACAGAAGAAGAACTGTTGTACATGCAAGTGGCACTCAGACGTGCTAAAATATCATTGAAACTCAAACAAATACGTCGCAAACAGGAGAAAGGATTTAGTAATGAATTCAGTGAAACTCGTAACAGTAACTCCCGAAGCGGAGAAGATGATGGGGTACGTGGCGAGGGTGAGCAACCCGAACAACCAAGAGAACCCTAAGGTCGCTGGTCTGCTAAAGTATTGCATCAAACATAACCACTGGTCTGTCTTTGAGCAGGCACACATGACCTTGGAGATTGAAACTACCAGAGCAATTGCAGCTCAAATTTTGAGGCACCGTTCGTTTACATATCAAGAGTTCTCACAACGGTATGCTGATAGTTCTATGCTGTCAGAGGAGATCCCTATGATTGATCTTCGCCGTCAAGATACAAAGAACCGTCAAAATTCTATTGATGATGTTGACCCTTTCTTGGCACAGGAACTTGAGATCTCAATTAAGCGACACTTCCAGAGTGCTATGGATATTTACAAGCACATGCTTGAGATGGGAATTGCAAAGGAGTGTTCGCGTTTTGTGCTTCCTTTAGCTGTTCCCACAAAAATCTACATGACGGGATCCGTTCGCTCATGGATTCACTATATAACTCTGCGCTCTGCTAATGGAACGCAGAAAGAACACATGGATATTGCATTGGATGCTAGGCGTGTGTTCGTTGAACAATTCCCTATTTGTGCTGAAGCTTTGGAGTGGAACTAATGCCTACATATCCTGTTATTAATAAGACTACTGGTGAGCAAAAAGATGTTCGTATGACTTGCGAGTCATGGGAGCAGTGGAAAATCGACAATCCTGATTGGCAAAGAGATTGGAGTGATCCTTCTACTTGTCCTTCATCTACTGAAACTATTGGAGACTGGCAACACAAGATGAGTAAAACTCATCCTGGTTTCTATGACATCATGAAGAATAAGATTGCTCCTAAAGCACCAACCAACGATAGTATTACTCAAAAGTATAACTGATATGCCACCAAGAAAGAAGACTACTAAATCACCTGGACAAGGTATGACTGCGAAGCAGAAGAAGCGTCGCAAGCCTATTGATGAGGCGTATATGGTTCCCATTGAACCTCTCACTCATAATCAACAGATTATGTTTGATGAGTGGGATAAAGGTAAGATGATCTATGCCTCTGGTGTAGCAGGCACAGGTAAAACATTTGTTGCTCTCTACAAGGCACTGAAGGATGTACTTAATGAGTACACACCATATGAGAAAGTTTATCTTGTTCGTTCTCTAGTTGCAACTAGAGAAATTGGTTTCCTCCCTGGAGATCATGAGGATAAGTCTTCTCTCTATCAGATTCCTTACAAGAACATGGTACAGTCCATGTTTGAAATGCCAGATGATAATAGTTTTGAGATGTTGTATGACAATCTCAAATCACAAGAAACTATTTCATTCTGGTCCACATCATTCATCCGTGGTACTACACTTGACAATTGTATTGTTATCATTGATGAGTGCCAGAACCTGAACTTCCACGAACTTGATTCAATCATTACTCGTGTTGGTCAGGATAGTAAGATCGTATTTTGTGGTGATGCTGCACAGACTGACTTGCAAAAGATCAGTGAGCGTACAGGCATCCTAGACTTCCAACGTATCCTTGAGAAGATGGAAGAGTTTAGTTGCGTTGAGTTTGGTATCGATGATATCGTCCGCTCTGGTCTTGTTAAGTCTTACATTATCAATAAAATTAATCTGGGTCTATGAGGTTGTTTAATCATGTGGGACTAGATCCTATTGAAATGGTTGCCGAGATGGTGGATGGCAAACGTGTTTACCTAACACCAGAAGGTTTTAAGTTTCCGTCTGTCACCACAGTGATTGGTAACAACAAAGAAAAGATGGCGGGCATTGCTAGGTGGCGTGCCCGTGTTGGTGAGGAGAAAGCAAACAACATCTCTAAGAGATCTACTGGACGTGGTACAAAGTATCACTCTATTGTTGAAGATTACTTCAATAACAATCTTGACCTGAAGAAGTATAGTAAGTTTCCACTTCCTGTTTTGATGTTCCAGCATAGTCGTCCTGTTCTGGACCGTATAAATAATATTTACTTACAGGAAGCGGCGCTCTACTCTAAACATTTGGAGATTGCAGGGCGCGTAGATTGTATTGCTGAGTTTGATGGTGTGTTGTCTATCATTGATTTTAAGACTGCCGTTGAACCCAAGCGTGAGAAATATCTTTACGACTACTTCGTTCAAGAAACTGCATACGCATGTATGCTTCAAGAAAATTACGAGTTGAGCGTTAAGCAACTCGTAACTATCGTTGCTTGTGAAAACGGGGAGACTCAAGTTAAGGTGCTTCCACCTAAGAAAGAATTCTTTATTAAACTAATGAGTTACATCGCGGAGTATCAAGAACGGTATGGAGAAAAAACAATTATTAGAGGATAAATTTATGACCGCTGCGAGATTCTCGCAGGAAGTGGAAAAGATTGCTTTACACAATCCAGATATGAATTATATTGATTCGGTTATCCACTACTGTGAGTTAAACGAAATTGAACTAGATAGTGTTAACAAATTGATCAGCAAACCGCTGAAAGAAAAGTTGCGCCATGAGGCACAGCAGTTAAACTTTATGAAGAAAACCAGTCGTGCCAAGTTGATGCTAGTATGAGCTTCTTTCAATCTGAATTAGTGCGTGGTGACATCCAAGATATGATGGAACTACAGCAGTTCTGTTTTAGATCTTCAATGAATTTTGTTCTTCTTAATGATGAGAAAAAACTAGAATACTTTGAGAAACTATCAGAACTAATTGATAAACAAAAAACTTTTTACTTTCGTATTAAGTTAAGTGACGATCCTGAGGCAAAGTCTGTCCTTGAGACCATGAAGCAGGGTATTGTTATGCTTGGTGCTACACCAGGCACCACCATTGAACAAATGTTTGATGAACTGAGTGAGAGAGTCCAGATGATGAAGGACAAACTCCAAGGTGGCACAGAGGGTTGACGCCCGACTCTGTGCCTGTTATTATGTCTAAGTGATAGGGCATCACACAAACCAAATCCAAAACAATCCGAGGTAATCTAATGTCTTTCGCAGATCTGAAGCGCAAATCCCAGAACAACTTTGACTTCCTCCAGAAGGAACTTGAAAAGTCATCCAGCAATAAGAATGTTGATGATCGTTTCTGGAAACCAGAGGTTGACGCTTCTGGCAACGGGTACGCAGTTATCCGTTTCCTCCCCGCCCCTGAAGGTGAGACTATCCCCTGGGCAAAACTGTACTCCCACGCCTTCCAAGGTATTGGTGGTTGGTACATCGAGAACTCCCTGACTACACTGAACGAAAAGGATCCCGTTGGTGAAGTCAACCGCCGTCTCTGGAACAGCGGTGCTGATGAAGACAAAGAGACTGCACGTAAGCAGAAGCGTAAGCTTCAATACTACAGCAACATCTATGTTGTGAAGGATCCTAAGCACCCTGAGAACGAAGGCAAGGTCCTCCTCTATAAGTATGGCAAGAAGATCCATGACAAGATCCTCGCTGCTATGCAACCTGAGTTCCAAGACGAGATCCC